GCAGTGCCGACACGCAGGTTTGAGACCATCAGGCGCTCTGCAACGAACTGAAGCTGGCGAGGAATCACCAGTTTCATGCCACGCAGGGCAACTTTCAGGCCACGCTCGTCAACAAAGCCAGCGATGCTGATCAGAGCGTCTTCCAGAGAAGTTTCGTTCAGATCCGCAGCAGTTGATGGCTCGTTGGCAAAAGTGCCGCCGTTTGTCAGCGGGTGAGCTGTGTCCAGCAGAGGCTGGCCGTCACCGCCGGCAAATGCGCCACCGCTAAATCCGTTGTTCAGGATAGAAGCGGCTTTTACCTGCTTTGTGTGTGCCATTGAACGGGCCAGCGCACGAGTGTAGCGAGTTGACAGACGATCATAGAGATTGTCTTCAACAGCTTCTTCAGTGATGCTGAATGCCAGAGCAATGGTTTCGTGGTTGTACCGAGCGGTATATGCTTCGTTGGCATCGTCAAAATTGACGGCGGAACCTTCCGACTTAGTCGGAGCGGCGCCAAACCCGGAAAGCATGACCTCTTCCTCAAATGCTCGATCTGAGGACTCAGTAGTGAAGATTTCGGCGTGCTGGTTTTCGTACCGGCTGTATTCCATGCCAAAGAGGGCATTGAGACCAGGTTCCAGCTCTTTCGCCAGTTGTGCGCGAGAAATAGCCATTACTGTGCCTCCTTATACGCCAGTGGTCGAAACAGTACCACCTGCGATAGAGCCATTGGCACTATTGAAGTGGTTGTTCAGACGCACGATTACAGGGATACCAGCAGCGGTGAAGTCCTCATTCTCAGGATCTTCTTGCCAACCCATGATACGCAGATTCAGCGTATTCGTGGTGTTGATAGTGCTAACAGCCAGTTTAGCAGACGAAATACCAGTGGTGCTAGAACCAGAGGTTGCCGTTGCAAAGTTAGCGTTAGCGAAGACATGACCACGAAGAGTCGCCTTGCTGGTCAATGATGCATCGGATGCGATGGCATACATCTGCATTGGATCATCATATACGAAAGCCTTGACGGGATGATTAGAATCCGCGCCAGAGCCAGGCCAGTAGTTTGAGAATACTTTCTCGCCAGTGGTCGAAGATACATACTCACAACCCCAGAAAACACCCAGAAGACCTACGGTGCCACCTGCCGCCGCGCCCACAATGTCAATATAACCTGTGGACAGAGGAATGACCGGTGAACCTTGGTAGATAGCATTGGTGTTGCCAGAGGCAATCTCATAGAGTGTGTACCCAGACGCACCGGTTGAATTGGCGTTCTGCCCCAACTTAGAGATAGGGCGGAGGCCAAATGAACCATTAGCGTTTGCCATGGGTTTTGCTCCTTATCAAGCTACTCGGAGTCGCGCTTGCGACCTCCGAAGGTTACACGACTTTGCCTTTCATTACTGATAGGCATGGAAGGATGTTGTTCCTTCATTAAGTCCTGGTCAACAGCTGTCATTTGTTCGCGGGTTCGGCCCCCGTAATACTCGTTTCTTTCCTGCGCTGTCTCTTCAGGTATACGGGCTAGCATTAGTCCGCCGTTGCCAATCACACCAGCATGTCTGCCTTCGTCAATGACCGCATAATCAAATCCAGGGTACTCATCGGCTCTGACTGGTTCCCATCCCTCTCTAAGTTTAGAGTGGACGTTCATTTTGTCTTCATCGCCTCGGAGTGCTGTCCGGATCCAACGATGGGTATATCCATCAGGAGCCTTTGGTGCCTCCAATCGGCTGGGCGGTGCCCATGGTTTTCTGCGCGAATCCTTTTCGCGGGTTTGTGTAGACCGAGGTTGTCTTGCGTCACTCATAGCTTAGTCCTTTACATACTTAGCGTATTCTTCAAGTGGAACACCAAGTTTTTTAGCCATTGCTACCTGTGAAGGTGACAACTTGACGGTCCTGCGCCCCTGTTTACCACTGCGGGATGCGGAAGTTGAAGCCGAGGCGACCCTAGAACTTCCCCCGTTAACTGTGCCACCCAACTCATTAGGAAAACGCTTTTTGAGACGGGTGTCTAATTCATCATAATACTCATCGCTGCTTGGGTCAAACCCTTCTTCGTTGATAAGATTGTTATGAATAACAAATGCG